TGTAGGGAAAGTTGAAATCGGGGTCCATGCCGCCGCTCCTGGTTCAAGATGTTTCGGGTGGAGAAGATCGGCGGGTGCCCGCCGCGGGTCCTTACATGAATTGGGCGGCGACCATGCCCTGGTCGCCGCCCGTATTCGTCACGCGGTGAAGGGGCGCGTTACTGCACGAGGATGCCTTTGAGCTTCAGCGCTGCGATCGCCGCAGCCTTCTGATCGTCGGTCACCCCGGCGGGCCACACGATGCCATCGGCCTTGATGATGGCCGGGCCCCGCCGCAGCACCAGTGCGGGCGCATCCTCGCCGTCCGGAGCGGTCGTGCGCGCCAGCAACACGCTGTCGACGACGGCGCTGCCGTCGACGGCCGCAGGGTCCCAGTCGACGAGCTTGGTGCCCGTTGCGACGGTGATCGTCCAGCCATCGTTGGCCTTGAAGTCGGTGGCTCCGTCGGCGATCGTGAACTTCACGACGCCGTCAAACGCCACGCCGACGGCACCGTGGCCGATGGCCACACCGTCCGGGCCGAACACTTCGAAGCGGCCACCATCAGCGACAGCCTCCAGCATGATCACGCGATAGGCGCCCGGCACCACGCCGGCGGCAACCGCCGGATTGGCGAGGGTCAGAACGCCATTGCCGACATTGCCGGCGTCGGCCGCAGCCGCAACCGCGGTGTCAGTGCTGAAGCCGAGCAGAGTGCCCAGCTCATACGTCACATCGGCGCCGTCTCCGGCGAGCAGCGTCGCCATTTCTCGGCAATAGTTCTGGCTGACCTCATAGGCCAGCAGGGCAGTCAGCAGCTTGGGCGCTGCCACGGAAAAGGCGTGCATCGCGGCACTCTCCAGGTTTGGGTTCGGGAAAAGAACGGCGGGCAGCCGCCGGGCCGTATACAAACAAGGGCGGCAACCTCTTGCGAAGCGCCGCCCTCAAATCGCGTTCAGTCGCGCTGCCAGCTAGCCGACAGCCTTCTTGCCCTGCCGCGAAAGCATGCGATCGACGGCCGAGCCGAGCTCGGCATCGGCCTTGGCGGCACCGCCACCGGCATCGTTGCCGGGGTTGCGGTCGCGCCCTTGCATCGCATCGCTCAGCGGCCGGGCCTTCGGCGCATCGGCGAGCATGTCGACGGCCTCGCCGTAGCTCATCTTGCCGCTCACCACCTGCTCCGCCAGCCGATTGGCGAGGGCCGCCCTGCCCTTTGCTTCCTTGTGGCGAAGCAACGCGAAGCCGGCCTTGGTGCCGGTCGCCTTGGCGCTCGGCTCCTTGTCCTTGGTCTCGTCATCGCCCTCGTCGTCGGCCGGCTTGTCGGCATCGTCGTCAGCCGGCTTGTCGTCCTCAGCCGCTTCTTCGTCCTTCTTCTCCTCGTCGTCCTCCGACGCGGCCTTGATCGAAACGCCCATTTCGGCGAGCTCCGCCATTGCCGCCTTGTCGCCCTTGGCAGCCTTGTCGCGCAGGGCCGCGATCTGCTCTTTCAGTCCCATGTCACTCTCCGTGGTTGAGTTGGTGCGCCCGGCATCGGATGCCGCCTCAGACCCCGACCCGCTCGGCGCACCGCCGTTGGAATTGGCCAGGGAAGCCTTGAGCGCGGCAAATGCCGCCTCGTCGGTCGCGATATCGTCGACCAGGTGCAGCGCCAGCCCCGACATTTCGGGGTCATCATGGCGCGCCAGGAACCAGCGCGCCTGCAACGCGGCGATGTCGTCGGCCGAAATCCCGCGCCCAGCCGTCACCGTCGCCGAAAAGCGCCGCGCGATCTGGTCGACGACAGCCTGCAGGTGTGCCCGCGCATCCTCGCTGAGCGGCTTCCACTCGGCGCCGTCGGTCTTGCGCGGCGCGCTCTGGATCGCCTCGATCTTGATGCCGTGCTCGGCGTAAAAGCCGCTGACATCGACATGCAGCACCAGCACGCCGATCGACCCCACATCCGCCTCCGCCAGGGCGGTGATGTGGTCGCCGGCCGCGGCCAGAGCGTAGGCCGCCGAGCATGCCATGCGAGCGTTGACCCAAACCGGCTTGCCGCCCGCCTTGGCATTGCCAGCGGCGATCTCGTCGGCGAGGTCGAAGCAGCCATCGACGTAACCGCCGGGAGAGTCGATCCGCAGCAGGATCGCCTGCACGCGATCGTCGGCGCGCGCGGCACGGACGGCGCCGCGGATCTGCGAATAGCCGCCGACCCAGCACCAGCTCCACCAGTCGATGTAGCCATCGGGAGTGAGCACTCCCTGAATGTCGATGATCGCGATGCCCTCGACGATGGCATAGCCTTCGCCCCACTCCACTGTGCCGGCCCAGTCGATCTGGGGCAGCGCCAGCCGCGAGGTATCGATGCGCGGCTCGTTGCCATCATCGTCCTCCATGGCCCGCGGCTTCAGCCCGACCATGCTGAGCGCACGCGACAGCAGGCCGCCACCCGAATGTGGCGCCGGCCGACCATCCATCACGCGCTCGATCAACGCCTGCGCCGCACCACGCTCGAGCAGCAGCACCTGCCCCGGCCGACGCAGGTCGAGTTCGAAGTTTCGCATTTGCTGGCCTTTCGGAGATCGGACCTATTGCTGCGCCGGCAGCGTGTCGGTGGGCGCGATGATGCTGGTGTCGGTCTCGACGCCGCCCAGCTCGCGCATCGCTTCGTTCTCGCGGGCCTGCTGGGCGACGATGTCCTCCCAATCCTGCCCCTGCTCGGCGGCTTCGCGCTCGAGCGTCGAAATCCGGCCCCTGATCCGCAGCGTCGAGGCCTGCGCCTCCTTGACGGGATCGATGAAGCCGCGCGCCGGGCCGATCCAGTCGGCGTTGAGCCAGGCGGCAGGCGCCTCGTAGAAATCGGCGCAGCCCTTGGGCACGTCGATGACGCCGGCATCGAGCGCATCCTCGAGCCACGCCGCATAGAGCGGCACGGCGAAGCGGTAGATCAGGATCGAGCGCAGCCGCTGCACGCCGCGCCACACCTCGTTCAGCGCGGCGCGCGCCGACGAATAATTGGTGCTGCTCCAGTCCATGCTGAGCTGCTCGTAGCTGAGGCCTAGCGACGCCGCGAACGCCTGCAGAAACGCTTTCTGGAACGCCGGGTAACCGGCCGTCTGCCGCGGCTGCGTGTTGAGCTCGAGCCGGTCCGAGGGGAACAGCGTGACGAAGCGTGCATCATCGAGCACGCGCCGCTCGCCATAGAACTTCGCTCGCTGCGAGTTGAAGTCGTTCCAGTCGTTCCCCGGCTGGGCACCGCCGAGCCGATCGGCCGCATACTCCGCGCCGAGCTGCGTGTAGATGGCGCCGACGATGCTGCCGTTGATCGCCGCCGTGCGCAGCTCCGACTCCGAGTAGCGGCTGAGCATCCGCGACTTGACCAGGTTGGCCACCAGCCGCCCGACGCCGCGCGACTGGCCCGGCCGGCGCTTTTCGTAAAGGTGCAGCACCTTGGGCCGCTCCCAGTCGCCGATCCGGTCCCAGCGCTCGATCCGGTCCCACCGGAACGCGGCCGTACTTGCGCTCGATACGTCGGCGGGGTGTCCCTGCCGGATGTGATAGGCCACGGGAGCGTTGTTTTCGTCCTTTTCCACCCCTGCCCGCAAGCGGTCCGTGTCCGGCTGCCCCATGGGATTGGACAAGCGGTCGGGATCGACGATCTGCACCGCGGTGCGGAAGGTCCAGCCGGGCCGTTCGATCCAGCGGAGCACCGCGAGGCCCTCGCCGATGCCGACAAACTCGCGCGCCATGAGGCCGGCCTGCCCCGCGAAGGGCAATTCGCGCTCGGCGTCGCTGCGGAAGATCGGATCGTCGGCAAAAGCGAGCCATTGCGACTGGATTTGCCGCCCGAGCTCATGCGCAGCGTCGGTGTCGATGCCCAGGGCGGCCGCGCGCGGCTTCGGATTGATCCGCAGAGAGCCGCCGACCAGCATATCGACCTGCCGGTCGATGCCGGCCGAGGCCCAACCGTCGTTGCGCTCGACATCGCGCATGCGGCCGACCGAAATCGGCCGGTCGCGGAGCCATTCGGCGTCCGCCGACAGCGACGACGGCATCCAGCCCAGCATCGACGGGTGCCCGAGGTCACCGGCGGCATAGCTGGTACGGGCAGAGCCACCATGCGCGACCGGCCGAGCACTCGCCCCCACCGCATCACCCGCCTGCACCCGCACCCGCGGCTTGGAATTGCTCAATATCGCCTCCCGAAGCCGACATGGATGGGTCCGTTCCCGCTCGCCGTGCCGGTGAGACGCGACCGCATCACCTCGAGGCGGGCGATTTCGCCGTTGATCTCGTCCAACGAGGCGAATTGCTTCTCCACCGACCCGCTGACATAGGCGGTTTTGGTCCGGACGCCGCCCACCAGGCGCGATTGCTTGGCCGCGCGCAGATCCGTGAGCGCCTGGTCGATCTCGGCGAGCGTCATGTCGGCCATTTTCGCCTACTGGTTGAGTTTCGAGAGGGCGTCGAGCCCGTCGGACTGCGGCTTGGCGCGCAACGGCGCCGCCGGCGCCCCATCTGCAGCGTCGCCATCGACTGGCGCCGGCATCGCCACGGCTTTTGCCGAGTTAACGAACATGTCGGCCTGCGCCGGCCGGGTCATTTCGCTAAGCTCGCGGGCGCGAACGTCCCACTGCTCCTCGGACCACGACCACAGTTGCGCAAAGTGCGTCAGCGCATAGGCATAAACCAGGCAATCCAGCCAGTGGTTGGGGCCGCGCTGCTTGAACTCGCGACGCTGTTCGCCGTTCACGATGTATTCCGACGTGAGGTGGCGAAAGTACTGTTCCTCGGTGTCGCCGGGGAAATGGTGGTAGCCTGTCGGGAACCCGGCGCCTCCCTCCTTGGGCACCTTGCCCAGGAACGTTATCAGCGTCGCCTTGATGCTCCAGGTGCCCACCATCCACACCTTGATGCCATAGCGGCGGGCCTTGCCGGCGCTGAGCCCGTGCGTCTGCACCTCGGCGTTCTGCGAGCGGGAGATTGGGTTCTTGCTCCAGCCGTCGTCGCCCTTGACCGCAAGGGCATTGTGACGGCGCCGCACCCATTCGTACACCGCCTCGGCGTTGTAGCCGCTGTCGACCGCGATCATGTCGGCGCCGATGCGCACGCCGCCGAAACTGACGCCATGGTCGGCCACCATGTCGAGCTTGGGCCAGGCGCCGCCGAGCGGCTCGTCGGTGACGCCCGGCAGAAACCCCTGATCCATGTGCCAGGCCTGCTTCCCCGGACCCCACCCGACGAACGCCCAGTAGATACCGTCCGCCTGCACGTCGGCGGTCAGGGTCACGTAGAGCACGCCGGCGGGCAGCGTGCCGCGCCGCCAGTCGCCTTCCTTGCGCGCCGCGATGGTCTCCCACTGCGGACCCTCGCCCTTCGGCTCCCACGCCCGGCCGAGATCGCCGTTTTCGAACGGCTGCCGCTTTTCCGGATCGTCACCCGCCTCGGCCTCGAGCTGGGCGAGGCTGTCGAGCGTGTCGAACGCGTTCATGATGCCGGTGATCGCGTACCCTTTGGCGAGCCGCCCGGTGTGGCGATGACGCCAGACTTCAATCTCGCTCGCCGGGATCGTCTTGGGCGGCACAACGCCATCGGCATCCGGCGCCGTCGGCACCCAGCAGGCGCCGCTTTCCGGCGCCAGCATCCGCGGCTTGTCGCCCTCGTAGTGCTCGGTCCCGCAGGCAGGGCACACCAGATGGCTGCGATAGGGTGGAGTAGCGTTCTTCTGCACATCCTCCCATTCGTAATCCGTCAGCGCCCCGCACCCCCTGCACGCCATGTAGTACCGGCGCATGTCCGACTTCTGGTAGTCGGCGTCGATATCCTCGCCCTTGAACTTCGGCGACGACACGTCGAGCACCTTGGCAAGGCCGAACCGCCGATAGGTCTTGAGGCGCTTGCTGCTCAGTTCCTTGGGGTCGCCCTCGCCGTCGGCATTGTCCGTCCAGGCCGAGCGATCGTCGCGCACCATGAAGCGGATCGAGTGCTGCCGCAGCGACGCGGCGGAATTGGCGCCGGCCAACAGCAGAAAACCGCCCTTGAACTTTGTCCGGTTCGCCTTCGACCCGTCGCCCGCCCGCGATTTGCGCGGCATCACCACGCCGCCCTTCGCCGGCGACAGCACCTTGGTCGCCTCGATCGTGGGCTGCAGCTTCTCCTCGAACCAGTCCTTGGCCGCGATGACGGTCGGCCCGACATACATCGCGGGACCAGGCGTCCGGTGCATCACGAAGCCGAGCCAGTTTTCGGCAACGGCCGAGCCGCCCGACTGGGCTGGCTTGATGATGATCACCTGCTCGCACGGATCGTTGGGCGACAGCGCATCCATCGGCTCGACCAGGTAGTACGCCGTGCTGTTGCGCCATTCGCCGGCGACGGCGCCGCCCTCCGGCACCACCCGGTGGTTCTCCGCCCACACCGACACCAGTTCCTGCGGGTCCGGCATGATGCCCGCCGAGGCTGCGCGATAGACCACTGCGCCGTTACGCCTGATCCGGGTCTCGCTCTCCTGATGCAAGGTCAGCGAAGGCATCGGTCTCGTCGTCCTCGTCCAGGCCGCTCATGTCTTTGGCCGCCGACGCCAGCACGGCGCGAATTTCCGCGCTCAGGATGCCGCGAATGGCCAGAGCATCGGGGGCGCCGGCCAGGCGGTCGGCAATGACGGCCGGCAGCGCCAGGAAGCGGTCGCGAACCTTGCGCATGGCGGTCATTGTGCGGCGCTCGACATCGTCGACGTAGCAGAGCTTGCCCAGCCGCTCGTCGAGGTCGAGCCGCGCGCTCTCGGCTTGGTAGGTCTCGCGGCTGGCGCGCGCCGCGTGATAGCTCCTCGATCCACCCGACGCCGGCGACGATGCGCCCTGCCCGCTGTCGCCGTCGCCCTCCGGCTGTTCCGGCAGCTCGGGCTCATCGGGCGCATCGGGCACTGAGCCATTGCGCAGCGCCTGCGCCGGATCGGTCTCCGTCGCGATGACGCGATTGAGCGCCACGATGTTCACCAGCTTGGTGCCGCGCGGCCCGTCCTTGGTGGAGAGCCGGCCGGCGTCGATCAGTTTCGACACCCGCTTGTGCATCGCGGCGCGCGACACATCGTGCTGCCGCGCCGCTTCCGCGATCGGCACCCAGAGCGTCTCCGTCAACCCGCCGTCAACCGCCCCGAGCACGTCCGTCAACCCCGTCAACCCTGCCAAAAATCCCCAAAACTACCGCACACCTGCGCTAAGACGTCCCGCATGGGTTTGGCGGACGGGGAAGGACCCGCCGGGCCGTCGACCGTCCGCAATTTTGCGGCGCGGCGACGCTCTCACGAAAACGGCGCCGCCCGCGAAGGGCCGCGCCGTAGTGAGGAGGTCAGGAGGAACATCACCGCTGGGAGTGGATGGCTGGATACGCAGAGGTGGCGGTCACCAGTATCGACTGGCTGGGCCATTCGCCGCTCGGGAACCGCGCTCTGATCGAGCGGCCTGCGACGGGTCTCCGGTCATCCAGCGTCGAGGGCTAAGCTGATTTCTCCAGATTGGCAAGAGGCACCAGGACGTTGTGCGCACCTCCCCCGAACAGCAGGTCGAGCGTCACCTTGGCCTGCCTGCCGATCACGTCGTCGACCTTCACGATGTGCCCCTCGAACGGGCCGGCCGTGATCTGCGCCTCGTCGCCGATCTCGAACTCCTTGCCGCTCTTCACGTGCTTCTGCCACTTGGGCGCGATCACCTCGCCGAGGTCGCGCAGGAACACGGCGACCTCGCGCGCCACCATGCGGCGCGGCAGATCATCCCATCCGACAACCCCCTGCACCAGGGTCAGCCGGCGCATGATCGAGCAGATGGCCCGAACCTCGTCGTCATAGTCCGAGGCCTGCCCCGCGCCAAAGCCGACGAACACATAGCGCGGCAGCAGCGAATAGCGCACCTGCGCCTTGCGCTTCACATACCGGTTGATCCGGCGCCACTCGCGCCGGACGGGCACCACGGCCACGATCCCCTCCGCCGTCAGCAGCGCCTCGACATCGAGCTCGCTGCCGGCACGGGTGAGCAGCGCGTACCAGTGCAACCCGGTCGCCAGCATGAACGACAAATCCTTGGGTCCGGCAGTGCGATCCCCCCGATGCCGGACCTTGCCCCGCGGCTGGTCCTTGAGCCGCCGGTCTTCGGCCATATCCCCCAGTTTGCTCATATTCTCCCCTTTGCGAGGTTTAGCGAGGGTTGGTGATTAACCCTCGCAGATAAAAAACGCCGGAAACGCTGGGCCCAGCGAGGGTGGCGAGGGTGGCGAGGGTCCCCTATGTGACATGAGACACAAAATCGCCCGCCAGAACGCCCGCCTAGAACGCCGCTAAAAAGGCACCACCCCGCACCCCTTCCACATATACGCGAGGAACACCCTCGCAAACCTCGCAATAGCGGTGCAAAACCCTGAAATCATTAATGAAAGCCGCCGCGAGGTTTCGCATTTCACCCTCGCTCAACTCTCGCAACCCTCGTATCGCCGCGCGTCAGCGCGGGCGAGGGTTGCGACTGCCTTTTCTCTTTTCCGTGGAGGGGGTTGCGGGGCTTCGGGGTTGAAAAGGCCCGGCTGCCAGCGCTACTCGAACCCCTCGGGTGGCGCCCAGCCGGGGTCATCATCGGCGGCGGGCAGCGCCCGCAGGGTGATATCGGTGTACTCGTACACGCGGCCGGTCTTCTTGGCGTAGCCGAGCTCGCCCAGCCGCTCCCCGAACGTGCGCTGCTTGGCGGCCACCAGGCCATTCGCGGCGCACCATTGCTGATAGCGCTCGAACAGCTTGCCCGCCTGGATGTTGTGGCCGGGGTGCGGCACGATCATCGAGCTGGCGAACACCTCGATATTGTCGCGCTCCATGCGATAGTCCTCGGTGAAGGCCCGCGCCTCCTCCGGCTCGAACGCCATCAGGCTGCTGCCGAGGTAGAGCATGGCGCCCTCGATCAGCCAGTTGAGGATGCCCGAGCGCTCGGCCGCGAAGCGCCGCATCAGTTCGGGGAACTCGACGCGGCTGGGGTCTTTTTCTCCGATCGACACCTTCCAGTGGATGATCGACACGCGCCGCCAGATACCCTTGTCCGAGCCGGTGATCGCCGGCTTGGTGTTGCCCGACAGCACGGCGGTGAAGATCGGCGTGAACTCGAAAAACTCTTTCTGCAGGAACCGCGCCGTCAGCGGGCTGCCGCCCGACATGGCCTTGACCAGGTTTTCCTTGAGCGGCACGTTCTTGGGCAGCTCCTCCACCACCACGAACCGGGTGTTGAACAGCCGCGCGATGTCGGGGTTGGCCTGCTGGCCCTGCCGCTGCTGCCCGTCGCCCGTGATCGTCTCCGGCGAAACCGTCGTTCTATACGTCCCCGCGAGGGCGCCGATGGTTTCGAGCAGCGCGCTCTTGCCGTTGGCGCCGAGGCCGTAGTGGTAGAACAGCTTCTGCGCGCCATTGCCGCCGATGAGCAGCGAATAGGCCAGGCTGACTTTCAGCCAGGTCTGCATCTTCTCGTCGGGCATCATCCGGTCGAGGAACTTCTGGAACTCCGGGCAGGTCGCCTCGGGCGCGTACTCCACATCGGCGATCTTGGTCAGCATGTCCTCGCGGTCATGCGGGCGGATGTCGACGTGGCCGATCTTGCGCGGCACCACGTCGGCGCCTTCCGTGTCCTGTTCCGGATCGTCGATGCGGCTGAACACCAGTGTGCCGTTCAGCACGTTGAACAGCATGTGATTGGCGTCGAGCTTCTTCTGGTCGAACGCCTTGAAGCTCGCGGCCTGCGCCAGCATCGCCGTCGTGCGCCCGGAATTTCCCGAGGAAACCGCAAAATTGCGGCGCTTGCTGCGCCGGCTGTTCAGCTCCTTGCGCAGGGCGGCGGCGCGGCCGATGAGGTCATGCTGCGCCGGCGTCCGGTCGTCGGACTCCACCTTCATGGCGTGCGCCGCGGCATCGAGCAGACGCTGCTGCGCCGGCGTCGCGATGATGTGCGCCGGCTCGAGCTTGATCTTTTCGACCAGCAGCTGGCACAGCCGCCGTGCCTCGAGCTCGCCCTCGTCACGCTGCCAGTGCGTGCCGCGCCAGGTCAGCCACCCCATGCCCGAGACATAGCAGAGATTGGGGCCGAACCATGCGATCAGCCGCTGCGCGTTGCCGGCATCGTTCTGGTCGTAGCCGCTGCATAGCCGCGCGATCGCCGTCTCGACTGCGACCAGCTCGGGCGGCCGCGTATCGTCGGCGACGTCGGCCAGCTCCTCTTCGGTCCAGTTCGGCGCCTCGGCATCCGAGTCATCCCGATCGCCGGCATCCGGCGGCTCGGCCGCGGCCGCTTTGGGGCGCGGCTTGCGCGGCGTCCGCCGCTTTTGCGCGGCCGGCGTGTCACCCGCCACCTTGCTGGGGTCGAAAGGTTCGGCTGTCACAGCCTCGCCCTTGGCCATGGCATCACGCACCCGCGATGTCTTTTTGGTCATCGTGCCCCGTCTTCGCCTCTGCGCTCTGTCCGATCGGCCGCGATTGCATCCGCTCGTCCAACCGCCTGAGGTCCCCCGTCCGCCGCCGCGGTGGTGTCAGTCGCGTCGTTCCCCTCGCCCAGCTCGCGCCGGGCCAGATCGTTCATGTCGCTGTCGCCGTCGGGCGGCGGCACATAGATGCCGGTGAGCGCCGGCAGCTCCGCCCGCTCGAGCCGCGCGCGCTCGCGCAGCAGCTTGGCGCGCCGCAGCCCGCATAGGCTCTTTTCGCGGCTGTGCACGCTGGCATCGTCGCCCTCGCCCAGGAGCACGAATTCCTCCACCCAGTCGGGCGGAATGAAGCATTCGAGATCGTCGAGATCGGGCTCGTCCCAGATCTTGCGGCCGTCGACCTCCATCGGTGCGCCGGCGATGTTGCCGAGGTCGATGCCAGCCCAGTACGCGGTGTCGGGCTCGAACGCGTGCACCAGCGGCGTCAGCGTCGACTCGATCCCCTCGCCCATCACCAGCCGGCGCGCACCGGCCGGGGTGAACAGCGGGATGACGCAACCCTTCTTGCGCCCGCGCACCTTCTTGGTCGGCCGCGGCTTGCCCTTGCCTTCCCTGCCCTCTGCCGGAGCGTCGGGCAGCACCAGCCGTCCCTTCGGCGCCCCGAGGTCGATCCAGGTCATGTGCACGCCGCCGAAGCGGCCGAGCGGGTCGAGCCGCGCATCGAGCGGCGCCGCCTGCAGCCGCACCGGCAGCACGATGTGCGCCAGCATCGCCGGGCCCACATGCAGCGTGCTCCAGCCACGGTTGCCGGTCTCCGGGTTGATATAGGCCTCGGTCCAGGCCAGCTCCGGCGCGCACCGCAGCGCATGGAACATCGACAGCGGCGCCTGCTCCAGCCCGCGGATGTCGAGCGCGCGCCGCGCCAGGTAGTCAAGCACCGGCTGCGCCTCCGGCGCCTCGAGCGGCAAGCCGGCCGACCAGGTGGCGAGCCCGTCGCGCCGCGCCCGCTCGCGATAGGCTTCCGCCGCGCGCTCGCGCCTCGCCAGTTCGGCCGCGCGCTCCCGGCGCGCCCGTTCCGCCTTCGCCTCGTCGATCGGCTCGCTCACCGTGCGGCCGGTCACGATCTCGCAGGCGCGCACGAAATCGACATGCTCGGTGTCCATCACCAGCTTGATCACGCCCTCGCCCGAGATCCCGCATTTGCGGCAGTTGAAGACGTTCTTGACCGTGTTGATCGAAAACCGGTCGACGCCGCCGCCGCCGACGCACTCGGGGTTCGGGCAGGCACCCACCATTTCGTGCCGGCCGCGCAGACCCCACCGCTTCTGGATCGCCCACGACGCGCAGCTGGTCGCCATCGCCTCGTCGCGCAGGGCGGCAAGTTCGGGCGACAGGCTCATGCCGCCGCCTCGGCCGCCAGCGCGTCGAGCACACTGCCGATGATGGTGTGCGGCATCACCCGCACCCGGCCCATCGCCTGCACCTCGCCGCGCCCCATGGCATCGCGCAGCACCTCGATCGGCGCGCCGTACTGCAGCGCGATCGAGATCAGCACCGCCACGTCCTGCCTGAGCGCCGTGGTGCGCTGCGCCACCTTGCCCTTGCCCTTTTCCCGCCCGTCGATGAACACCTCGCCGATGCGGCCGTCGGGATAGCGGCCGATCGACACCAGCAGCGGCTCGACGATCTCCTGCGCCGTCGCCGGCGACCACACATGGTCGACCTCGATCATGTCGCAGGTGCGCCGCTCCTGCAGCCGCAGGCGCCGCTGCGGCGCACAGAGCAGCTTCTGCTCCTCGGTCAGCTCATCCCACATCATCCCGCTTCTCCCAGATAGCTCGCGGCGATCTTGACGGCGCTCACCAGCCCCTCGGCCAGCGTCTGGTTGTCGAGCGCCGGGGTCAGCCGCCGCCGCGATATGTCGTCGACCAGCGCCCCGTCCGGCGCCGGCAGCAGCGACGCCGGGTCGAGCTGCAGATCGCGCAGCATTCGGCGCAGCCGGTCGGCGTGAAACTGCAGCACCTCGCCGGTCATGCCGCCTCCAGCCGATGCGGAAAGCCGAGCTTTTCCGAGGTCCAGTTGAACTTGCTGACCACGGCCGCGCCGAGGTCGATATCGTGGACGAAGGCCAACTCGTCGAGCCGTTGCAACAGTATCCCGCCGCGATCCGCGCCGACTGTCTGCGCCAGCGCCTGGATCGCCGCCCGGCCGATGGCCGACGGCGAACGATCATCGAGATAGGCTGCGGTGAAATTGCGCAGCTCGACGAAGCTCCGATCTCCGATCTGCTGCTCGAACGTCGCATCGTCCCGCGCCATGAACAGGTCGAGATAGAGCACGGTGTCCGCCAGTTCCTCCGCCAGATCGCCCAGCAGCTCCGCCGCCGACCGATGGTTGCCCGGCATCCCGTCCCGCGCGCGGTTGAGCTTCTTGACGACGTTCAGCGTCTCGCCCAGTTCGCCGCCCAGGGCCACCGCCCAGTCGTCGCGCGACCAGCCATGCAGCGGCCGGTTCCACCCGTCCGGGCCCTGCCGCGCCAGGTTGGCGCGGCGCAGCTGCGCAAAAGTCAGTGTGCTCATGACCGCCCTCGACGGTCCAGCCGTTCGAGTTCGGCCAAGATCAGCGCGCCGGCCTTGACGAGGTTGCGGCGGTTCTGCTCGGAAGGCTTCCACCAGCCTGCATCCCACGGCCAGATCATCGGGATCGCGCGGCCCATGGACTGCGCCAGCGTCGTGAATTGCCTTGGCAGGCCGGCGAAGATCGCGTAGGCCGCCGCAGCCCTCGCAAGCTGCCCATCGTCGTGCTGGTCATCGTGCTCTGCCGTCCAGCCCTCAGCGGCGATCTGGCGGCTGCGTTCCATGAGAACATCACGCGCGGCTGGACTAAGCGATACGACATCGACCCGCTCAGCCTGCTCTTCAATGAGTTGCGCAGCCTCGGCCAAGACCCAGGCCGCGCGAGCGTTCTCAGTTCTGGCGGAGAGGCGATATAGCTCGCGTATAACGGCCTTGTTGCCATGCCGGGGGCAGGCCGGATCTTCACCCTGGATTTCCAAACAGGTGCAGGCTCCGCGTTCCTGCCCTGCGACCGCGCCGCTAGTCATTGTACACCCTCCCCGAGCTGCCGCTCGATCTCCTCGAACTCGCGCGCATGCGCGGCGATCTGCTGGGTTTTCGCCTCGATCAGCGTCGCCAGGCTGTCGCGCCGGTCGAGCAGCCGCAGCCGCTCGCGCGACGCCGCCACCTTGGCGCGCGTCGCCTCCAGCCGCTCGCGAAACTCCGGCGAATACACCAGGTGCCGGCGCGGCTCTATTTTAGAACGTGGTTTCACGTGGAACTCCGGTTGCCTGAAATCCGCCGCACGTGTTGATCGCCACCACGATCCAGCTGCACAGATGCACCACCTCGTCGTCCGGCCGCTCGCGGTTCACATCGACCACGCACACCTCGCGGCCCTTGGCGTCGACGATCTCGCCGACCTCCGTCTCGTGCAGCCGCACCGGCAGCGTCACGCCGGCATCGGCCATCAGCTTGACGAAGTCGCCGGTCAGTCGCGGGTTCTCGACACGCAGCTCAGCCATTTCCAGGCCTCCGGGAGCGGGCAGCACGGTCGAGCATGATGGCCTGCTCGGCAGCCAGCGAGATGGTCTTATTGAAGCCGAGCTCTACGAATGCTGGCCCGAGTGCAAACCTGCGCGCTCTGTCGGCGAGTTCGCGAACATCGGCCGGCGTCGCCGGCGCCTCGCCCTGCTCAGATGAAATGGCGGCGCGGTCATCGATCTTCGCCACCGGCTCGGCGCTAGATACTGTGGCTGGGCAGAGTGCGGCGATGACCTTGGCGGCTGCGGCCCGCGCCATTTCCCGGCGTTCGTCGTTGGCGTCGTCGTATGGGACCGATGATACCGACAGAATAATTCGCGCGACTTCGGCAATCGTCTGCTCTGGAGCTCCCGAGACAGGCAGCGCAGCGAGGCGTTCGTTAAAATCAGTCTGAGCGGCGACCTTTGCGGCATCCCAATCCGCGAAGATACCAATGTCCTCGCGGCGATTGCCCAGCCATTCCGAGCGGAGCACCTTCTGTCGATCGGCTCGCAGGGTGATGCGATACTGGAGCCAGAACGGCACGACGTTCGCCCACATTGCTGTGTTGTCGATGCTTTCCCATTCCAACGACACGAGCGCCACCAGCTCGGGTGCCTCTGTCGGGAGGGCGGCGCGGCGGGCGGCGTCCCATCCCAAGCGGCACGCCGAGAGGTCATATTTCGCCCAGCTCTGCTTGGGCAACGAAGCCACCCAAGCGTCGAAGGCCGCATCTGGTGTCGGGTCGGGGCGGTCGCCGGCGCTCGCCACCAAGCGGCGGTTCCATGCGGCGATTGCATCCTCCACGTGCGCAAACTGCGACACGTGCGGCCCCCAACAGGAGACGTTAGCGCACCAGATTGACGCACCGGCGACCAGGGGCGGCTCGCCGCAGAACGGGCATGGCAGCAGTTTGTCGTCGGTGCTCTTCGCTTCAGGCATCATCTTCGGCCTCCTCCGTTTCCAGCAGCCCGAACAGGTCCGGCACCGCCATGTCGCGCGCCATCGCTTCGACGTAGGCGAGGCCGTCGGCGAAGTAGCCGGGGTTGAGCTCGATGCCGATGCCGCGCCGCCGATGCTTGAGGGCGCGATAGGGCACCGACATCAGCCCGCCGAACGGGTCGAGCACCGTCTCGCCGGGCATCGAGTACTGCACCAGGCAGCGGTCGATGATGTCGAACTGCAGCGGGCAGAGGTGCTGCTCGCGTCCGGCCTGCGCCTGCAGCGTGTTCATGCTGAGCATGCGGGCGACATCGCTCCACACGTCGGGATGCCAGCTGTGCGGCGGGATCAGCATGAAGTCCGAAGGCAGCGACGATGCCGCCTCGAGCCCCTCGGCGACGCTGACGTGATGCTCGAAATCGTAGATGCTTCTCACGTTGAAGGCTTTCCACAGCTTGTAGATCACCTTGGCGTCGAGCCCGCGCAGCTCGTCGGGCATCAGCAGCCGGTTGCCGCTGACCCGCATGAAGCCATGTGCATCGAGCTGCCAGCGGCCGCGGCTGTAGCCCTCGGGATTGCTCCAGCCGTCGTCGCCCTCATAGAGCTTCTTGGCCTTGCGCACCGGCACGTCGGCGTAACCGTTGGAATTGTCCGAGGGCCGCTTGCGGAACACCAGCAGGTACTCCGGCAGGCCGTTGCCCATGCGCGAGCCGTCCTTGCACTGCTCGGTCCAGCCCAGCCGATAGGTCTGGTTGTTCTCGCGCACCACGTCGGTGATGATGGTCTTGCGGCTGAGGTAGGCGAAGCCGTGCTTGCCGAAGGCGCGCACCGTGTCGTCGCTGAACGGATAGAGCGTCTGGAAGCCGAGCCCGGTGAGCCCGCCCGGCACGATCCGGTCCTTGACGTGGATGGCGGCGATCCGCCCCGGCTTCAGCACGCGCAGCAGCTCGGGGATCAGGTAGTCCATCTGCGCGAAGAAATGCGCATTGTCGTCGGTGTGGCCGAAATCGGCGTAGTTGGGCGAATACTCGTACTGCGTCGAAAACGGGATCGAGGTGACGATCAAATCGACGCTGTCGGGCGCCATGGCGCGGCATTCCTCGACGCAGTCATTGTTGACCACGCGGTACGCATCGCCCGCTGCCTCGATCCGGGCCACGCCCATGCCGCGCCGCAGGGTCGAGGCCATCGCCGCCTGGCTGAGGCCGAACTCGCGGATGATGCCGGTCATGATGGCGCGCTGTTCGTCGTGCTGGCGCCAGCGTCGTTCGATCAGGTCGCGGATCGGCCGCTCGGCCTCGGTGTAGATGAAGTCGATCCGCACCTCCCGCCGCTGCAGGAACCGATAGCAGCGGTGCACCGCCTGGATCACGTCGTTGAACTTGAAGCCGATGCCGACGAAGATTTCCCAGGCGCAGTAGCGCTGGAAATTGCACCCCTGCCCGGCAATGATCGGCTTGGTGCTCAGTTCCTGCAGCCGCCCATAGGCGAAATCGTTGAGCCGCTGCTCGCGCTCGTCGAGGTCCTGGCTGCCCCACACCGACCGGGCCGAGGGAATGGCGACGGCAATGGCGTGGCGCTCGGCCTCGAGGTCGTGCCAGATCACCCGGTGCGCCCCCGGATCTATCGCGCGCAGCTCCATCAGCTTGGCGATGCGGGTGCCGAGGCTGTCGCGCTTTTCGCGCGCGGCGTCGGGCAGCGACGCAGCGGCGTTTTTGAGCAACCGCTTCTGGCCGCTCTTTTCCTCGCCCGCCGCGCTGTGGTCGCTCGGCAGCTCGTGCCAGTGCACCTGCAGCGCCGGCAAATCGTAGCCCTCGTCGTCAAAGCCGAGATCGCTCGGCCGCTCGACGAACAGCGCCCAGCTCGCCACCCACAGCCAGAACTCGCGCTCCTTGTGCGGGTGGATGGTGAGCGTGTCGGCCTTTTCGCTGTTGCGTTTGAAGAACCGCGTCTTGGCCTGGCCGACATCCATCACCTCGAGGAACGCCGAATAGGCCAGCAGCTCGATGTACTCGTTCGGGCTCGGCGTGGCCGTGGCCACGAACTTGTACGCCAAGCCGTCGAACAGCTTCATGAACTCGCGGAACGTCTTGGTGCCGCCCATGCCGCGCAGGCACGAGGCCTCGTCGAGCGAGGCCGCGGCGAACAGCGTCACGTCCAGCCGGCCGTCGCGCACGCTCTCGTAGTTGGCGAGGTAGAGCCCGCCGCCGGTCACCTGGTCGCTGCGCCGCACGAAGCTCAGCACCGGTGCGCGTTCCGGGTGAAGGTCGAGCCATGCCGCGAGCTCGGCGCGCTGCGCGTCGGTGATGTCGGGATGCTCGCCTGTCGCCAGCGTGCGAGCGTCCTGCAGGAACTCCTGCCGCACGCCAAGCGGCGCCACCAGCAGCACCGCCGCAATGCGCCCGAGGTGCTGCCGCACCAGCCGCATCAGCTCGATCTGGATGAAGGTCTTGCCCAGCCCGAACGCGGCAAAGATCGCCCGCCGCCCGCCGGCGCAGGCCCACTGCACCATCAGCTTCTGGTGCGGCTTCAGCAGCGGGTTGATCTCGCCGAGCTCGACATGGAACCCGCCGACCGGCGCGAACACCATCTTGGCGTCGAGGAAATCGCGATAGGAGAGAGGCAGGTTCATGCGTCTCTCCCCTCATCCAGGATCGCGCCGACCAGATCGTCCTCGACCACGGTCGACAGCAGCCGCGCCACCAGCTGCATCACCGACACCCCGCGCGGCGCCGCCGCACGGCGGAGGCCGGTCAGCGTTTCGTCGGGCAAGAGCTTCGCCAGCGGGTCGTGCGCCAGCGGCTCCAGCCGAAAGCCCGGCGCCCGCGGTGTGCCCCGGCGCTGCGCCGAACGCTCGAGCGCCGCGACGCAGCTGGGGTCGATGCCGATGCGCGCCGCGATGACGCGGCGATCGGTGATACCTTGCTCGCGCAGCGCCAGCACCGCGTCGGTGCGCGAGGCAAAGCCCAGGGTTGGTTTGCGACTGCCCATCGCTCACACCCTCATCGGCATCAGCAGCCGCACCATCGTCCCGTCCTCGTCGAGGATGGTGATCGGCGCCGCCGCATCGATCTGCTTGATCTGCAGCTTGCCGGCGCAGCTTTTCAGAACGTCGCGCAGATACCGGCCGTTCGCCCCGAACGTCACGCCGCCCTCGGGCCAGGCGAACGGCGTCACCACCTTCGACGCCCCATAGTCCAGCGTCATGTTGGCGACCGCGATCAGGCCCGTCGCCTCGTCGCGGCTGAAGCTGATCATCTTGCCGCCCTTGGTGCTTTCAGCCAGGACCAAGGCGCGATCGACGGCACCAGCCAGCCGGTCGGCCGGCAGCTCGAAGCGCGCGACATGGTTGCTCGGCTTCGGGATCACCCGGTCGATGTCGGGATAGGTGCCCTCGACCAGCTTGGCGCGGATCGTCACCTTGCCGGCATCGATCTCGATCGCATTGAGACCGGCGCGGCCGGGCGCGTCCGACAGCACGTCGAACACATTGAGGTTGGGCATGGGCAGGCGCTCGAGCAGGCCGACCAGCTTGATGGGCAGGATGCGCGTCAGCTGTTGCCCCGCGGTGTCGATGGGGTCGTAGGAGCAGAGCGCCAGCCGGTGCCCATCCGTCGCCGCGAGCCGCCGGCCCAGCGGTCCACCCACCTGCCAGGCGACGCCGTTGAGGTAATACCTCGTCTCCTCGGTGGACATGGCCCAGGACACGCGGCGCAGCAGCTCGGCCATGCGCCCATTGCCGAAGATCTCGATCAGCTCGCCGCGCTTGCCCCTGATGTCGGGGAAGCTGTCCGACGCCAGGCCGTCGATATCGTACGACACCTCCTGGAACAGGTCGCCCTGGTCGAGCGACACCTGCACCTTGGTCGCATCCGACGGGTTCGGCCGGATGACCACGCCGTTGCTTCCGGCGAGGCGCGCGATGCTGGCGAGCGGATGCGCCGGCAGGCAGATCGTCCAGTCGGCCGTGCCGCACCCGATCGGCGCGCAGACGACGCTGAGGTCGATATCGAGATCGGTCGCCGTCAGCGTCAGCACCGCGTCGTGGTAGTCGAGCTTCACCATCGCGAGGATCGGATAGGTGTTGCGCTTTTCGACGACGTAGGTGCAAAGCTGCAGCGCCTCGCTGAGCTGGGTCCCGTCGATCCTGACATAGCGCTCGTCCATCATGCCGCCCTCGCTGTGGGTTGCGACCGCGCCGCCCGCGGCCGGTAGTTGGCGGCAACCAGCGCCCGCGCCACGCCGGGGCAGACCGAGTTGCCGATCTTGTGCCGCTGCTCGGTGTCCGACAGCACGCCCTTGCCGTAGGGCGCCGCCAGCACGTAGCGCTCGGGGAAGCCCTGCGCCCGCGCCAGCTCGCGCGCCGTCAGCATGCGCATGCCGATATCGACGACGATGTAGGTGACGCCCCTGATGACGAGGGTGACCAGCTCGCGCTCGTCCCAGCAGCCATATTGCCTGAGGAACGCCGCCACCTGCCGGGCGCGCGCCAGTTGCGCCTCGGTCAGCGGCGGTGTAGCCGCCGCGCCCTCCACCACGCCGAAGCGGTCGCGGGTCGATGCGGTGCGCAGCGGAGTGTCGATCGTCCCGGCGCTCTGCTCGTTGCCGTAGTAGGCCGTCACCAGTGGCAGGGTGACGAGGTTCGCATGGTTGCCTGTCAGCACCGTCTTGATCGGCTTGCCAGGGTCCCCCTCGCCGCCGGCGGTGTTGGAGGTATAGGCGTGCGACAACATTGCCACTGCCAGCGACTGGGTCGAGCCCTTGCCGACGATGGTCGACACGCTCTCGCGCAAATCATGGCCGACGACATCGGTATTGTTCTGCGCCAGATAGGCCACCACCTGCTGCGCCTGCGTGCCGCGCGTCGTGCTGGTCGGGAGCGGCTCGTCCATCGGACGGCCCGGCCGTGCGCCGTCCTGTCCATCGGCGCGCGGGTCGCCATTGTGCTGCGCCAGATAGGCAACAGCCAGATCGCCGCCATTGCCCGTCGGGACCGTCGTCGGCATCGGCTCGTCGATCGCGCGGCTGCGCGGCTGCTGCCCCACCCGCTCGCCATAACGCGGCACCAGGAAGGCCTGCGCCAGCTGGTCGGTGTTCTTGGGCGAGGCCTCCACCGTATGCATGGGCTCGCCCGCCTCGCGTGAGCGCCCGCCATGCTGGCCATGCGTCACGAACGGGACGATCGCGCCTTCGACAAGGCTCAGGCCCGCGCCGCCCGCTGTCACCGAATGGGCAGGTTCGTCGGCGCCGTTGAACGGCTTTTCGGCATTGCGCATCGTCATCACATGCGGAACGACCACGGCGTGCTTGTTGCCCGTCGCTTCGACCGTCGTCAGCGGCTCGTCTCCGCCG